TAATCACCTTACTCTTGTTATTATTATTGCTTGGAGATTCGTCTCAGAAGAGTTGAAGCTTCAAACAAGTAATAATAATAAGGGGGTAAGGTGTTAAGTTACCTCGATCTGTAGAGAGTTTTCTTAGGAAAGCCTTTACTTTCTCTAAGATTATACCATTGAAGGACTAACGATCCTGAGGTATGGTCTGAGATGACAAGGTCGAGGTATAACAGTGCTAGCTCTGTACTTACCTGAGAGTGGTTTCACTCAGCAAGCAATACGAAACTATGTTTCTGTTGGTACCTCGGACGCGTGACATCGCAGCCACACCCAGAGGATGTGCTAGTCCCTCATCCTACTGGTGCGTCGGGGGCCAGCTGAAGCATGAAACTCATATTATTCATGACTTTCAACAATAAAATGCTGCGAATTATAGAGCTGTTAGTCTCTAAAATCCTAACACTTTATTTGCCGAAAGCAATGGAACAATATGGTCACCTAATAGGACCTTACTTTAAGAAAGTAAATAAACTCGTTGAGACTCGAGGTCTGGCCGATACAGTTAGGTACGTGAAAGCTTCACGTAACTGCTGTATGCGGGTCGTGACCTGTGAGCCTCTAGAGTTCGAGAAGGGTATTAAACTCCAAGATGGATGGCCGGTTTGGCTGTCCGATCTTAGGGTTCTTACCGACACTCGGGAAGGGTTACAGATCCTTATGACACTTTTATTAGTGCTAAGGGGAGTAATCCTACCTCCTGTGTTAGATATCCAACCGATAGTCAGTCCATGGAAAGGTTCAGACTCCATTACGGAGAAAGAGCTCCTCCATGCCTGCCGTAGATTGGGTATCTCTCCTCGGAGCTGTGAATGGAAGAAATTTCATATGTCTACAAAATCGGGTCCTCAAGGTCAAGCATTGTTAATGTCTTTGACTGAGTTGGCCTTATTACCTCAAGAACTAATAGCAGATATTAAGCTATTAGGAGGTGATAAGCTCACACAAATCATTGACAAATTACTTTGCAAGACTTTGGGGGACTACTCGATTGTAGATATATGGAAAACCTTCTTTCCAGCCCGTTCTACTTCTTTTAGAAAGATTTCCTATTTTAGCGACAAGGAAGGTAAGACAAGAGTGATTGCGATTCTTGATTATTGGACACAGACAGCTCTCCGGCCTCTTCATGATTCCCTTAATGGGATTCTTAGGAGGATTTGGAACGACTGCACCTTTAATCAGAATCACTTTCTAACTTGCCTACCTTCCCTAGGTCCATACTACAGTCTTGATCTTTCCAATGCTACGGATCGTATGCCCCTGCAGGTTCAACTGCGGGTCATAGCCGAAATCATTGGAGAAGAAAAGGCTGAGGCATGGGCTCGTGTGCTTACCAGATACCAGTATACATCCAAAG